TATAAATTAATAAATTAATAAATTATAAAATATATTCAAAGAAACTTTTAGAATGTTTGAGTATCAAATTTTCATGACTGTCCTCTATTGGATTTCGTTTTTTCTTGGAGGCTTTTTCTTCGTTATAACTGATTCTTACTTAACTGAATTATTTATAATGATAATTGGTTTTGCTATATACCCTGTACTTGGTATTATATGCTTTTGTCTTATTTGTGTTAAGTCTAAAATTCGGAATGTACTAAATCTTGGAAAAGAACCCATGTTTTCTGTCCGTCAAATTGTTGCTTTAGGATTAACTGTTTTAGCCCTTATAATGTATCAATTGAGAGACAAGGTTCCTTATAAAACCTCTTATGTCCCTCGAGAGAATATGACTCCTAAACAGAGATATATTGATGATATTAAAAACAAAAGATTTCAAACAAAAGGAGCTTATAGCCCTGATGAAGCTTATAATCGACGTAGAATGGCTGCAACTGTTCGAAATGATTATGCTGAATCTCCTTCTTGGGTTAGAGTTTTAGTTGGTTTTATGTCTTTAGTTATGATACCAGTTTTTATTTTTTATTCAAGTAAAGCTGATGTCTTATCAAAAAGGGTTAAGGATATGTGTGAACATATAACTAATGTTCCTATGTTTTTTCGTTCTGTTAGGGATATGCTTAATTATGTAGATCCTGGTGGTGACCACACTAAACTTGATGAAATGGCTTCTGATGCTAGCAAACTTATTGGACAATTTCCTGTTGCCACTAATTACAATCATGTTAGTGATCCAACAAAATATTCTAATTTTGTTCGCCCTGATGATCCCTCTAAATTAAGTGATAAAATTATTTTGGAATCTGCAAAGAAAACACCTTTGAATCAAGATGAAATAATAACTGATGTTCCCAATCAATTAGGTTCAGCTAAAGTTAATACGAAAGTTGAAATTGGCAATCTTATACATACTAGTCAGAAGAGAAGTGTTGAAGGCATTGACTGTGAAGTTGATGTTATGAACAATTTTCGACTACCAGTTAAAGAACATACTTATATTAAAAATGAGCATGGTGTTTGTGAATGTTGGGCAGGCTACGATGAAGTTTGTCCTTCTGGAGAAATGATTAAACAACAAATCATGCTCCATCATTCTGGCTATGAGTTATTTTTAATTTTTAACTGTGTTGATTGTTATAAAACCTTTTCTTGTCATTATAATGGAAAAACTATGTTTATAACTGAGTTTATTTATTGTCTATTTGATGAAAAAATTGGTATATCTCAATATTTTCCAAACTGTTTTGATTTATCTGGCTATCCTTATTCTACAATGTATAATGTTGTAAGAGAATTAGATGAGGAGGATTTTGATATTACTAAGAGGGTCAAACCATCTAATGCTAAACTAATGAAATCTTATTTTAAGTGGAAAGCTGATAAAATGGCAAAGAAACTTAATTATGCTTCCAACGATTTAAAAGTTTGGCCTTTGGCTATTCCAGTTCAAACTGATAAAAAGAAATTTTTTGAAGATTTTGAAACCAGTTGTCTTAATGCACCAAAAAACTTTAATTTTGAAAATCGTGGTATTTTGGAAGGTAATGTTTTTGGTAATCAGTTTCCTAAGATTGAGGAAGAAAGTAAAATTGAAGAGAAAAACAATGAAGTTGTTAATACTATGATTATTAATAATGAAAAAGTTTTCCAATGCAAAGGTAATCCATTTTGTAAATGTACCGTTAGTAATTCTGATAGTGATGAAGGTGATCACCAATACAAATCCTTCACACGATCTGAATCTACTAGTAGTAATGAATCATGGAATCATAGTTCAAATTGGGAAGATAAATTAGAAACTATGTCTATTCAAGAACATAATGAGAACCTTAGAAATATTGAAAACGCTTGTTCTAGTTTAATTACTAAGAAAAGTGATCCTATAGATATTCCTTTTGCAAAAAGACCAACTGAACCGTGTACCATAGGCAAACCTATTGAATTGGCTTGTAATATTTCTACTACAGGTCAGTTTATTAGAGGTGATTTGAGAAAAACTGAATTATTTGCTGAGTACAAAAGTCCCACATGGCGAGATGATCGTGGTCCTAGACCAGGTTTAGATTTACATCCATCTAAATTTCCCCATAAGGATGTTCAATATTTATTTAGACAACAGAAAAATCACATTAAGAATTTGAATAAAGTTATGGGTTCTCTGTATGAAAAGAAACTTCTTGATATTAAGAAATTTCAAGGAAATGATACCGTTTATACAGGCGAGGATGATTTTTTCATTGAGGAAGTTAAACAACCCAATATGTCAGCTATTCCTAAAGACGATTCTATCATGGTAACTTATCATAAAATGACTGATTACAAAATGTGTGCTAAAGTTTGTTTTAAAAATGCTGTAGATGGTCAAATTGCCGAAATTGTTCAACCGGATACTGAGGTTAAAGCCTTTGTTAAATTTGATGCAGTATTTCAAAAACTTACCCGTCGTGATATTATAGATAATAAAGCACTTAAAAAAGTTATGTATAGTAAAGATATGGTTAGTTTAGAAATTAAGGAAACTTATTTGGATGTTCATTTAGATGACATTGCAGATACCAAATTTGTTTTTTGTAATGTGGGAGCAACTATTGATTATTGTACATCTGACAAAAAGATCTATCAATATGTTACTGGTGTTATTATGTATGACGTTGCTGAAAAAAGAGCCGTATTTCAACGTGCTAGTAAAGTTGGTTCTTTGAACCTTTATTTATTATGGCGCTCAGGTTTAGTTTATCGTGGTGTTAAATCATCTGTTAAAAGAGCTTTTACAGATCAAAGTCGTCGTTTAGCTGTCTTTGATTCTCAATCTCCTTATTATTGGAAAGAAAATATTGTAAAATATTTAGCATGTGCTATTGTTTTTGCTTTGTGTCTTGCACTTATCTTTTATTTATATCAAAGATATTGTCATAATGATAATATTATTAAAGAGTCAAGAGGCAAAAATAAGAGTGGTAGAGGTCATATGCGACAAAATTATAATAAGCATACCAAAACTGGTAAGGAACGTAAGTTTGCCCGTTCTGTTTACAATGCTTTTGAAGATTATAAAGAACAACTTATGGAAGATGCTCGTTTAGTTGCTGAGAATGGTTATTTTTATTTTGATGGTGAAATCATTGACTATGAAACTCTTATGGGAAGATTTATGCTTACTGAGGAATTTGAATATGCTAAAAACAATGCTCGTATTTATGATGAGGAGTATTCTGAAGATGAAGATTATGATGATGATGATAATGAAAATTATGATTATCAAAAATATTTGGATCGTGAAGAACAAAGAGCTTATGACGATGCTAATGAGAATTTTGGAGATTATGGTAGAGACGGTGCTGCTGGAATTATTAAAGGAGGAAAAGTTATCAGTGTCAGAAATGATCATGGTGGCGATTACTCTGGTTTTTCTACAGGACGTAATTATTTTGAATCAAAACCAATGTTAAAGCATGGTAAAAATGTTGCTGGTATGTTTGCTAAGGTTTGTAAAGACAATGCTGAGGTCCGTCGAAAAGTTAAGGAATTATGCAAAGCAAATGCAACAGAAGAGGAGTTTAAGACTGTAGTTCCATCTTGGATTGTAAAACTCAAAGAACTCGATAATGCTAAAGAAAATATGCTAAAGGCTAATGAACCCGTAAAGAAAAGCGAGGGTAATGATGTTAACCTTAAGAAAAATAATAAAAATTCTAATTCTCACATTAAAAATTTTCTAGGTTATCAGTTTTCTGCTATTAAAGGTGCTGTTATGAATTGCAAAAGCAACAAGTTTGATTTTGGAAGTATTAAAAGTATTGATGACAAGGTAGCTTTTTATATGCTAATATGTGAATATCCTGCCGAATTTAGTGATGCTGCTGTCTCTGATCCCGAAGATGTAAGAACAGTTTTTGGTTTAATACAATTTTCTTTTCAAAAAATGGTAACATTGTTTGATTGTAAAGATAAAAGGGCCTTTATTGATGGTGTAACTTATCATTACTTTAATAACAAAGTAATAGAACATCACCTACAATGCTTTTCTGATAAAAATAAATTTTTATTTAATCAATATGTCTGGAAATTTGAGGAAAGTAATCATGCAGACCACAAACATCGAGATGATAGTTGGTGTAATGAAAGTCATGGTAATGTTCATAAATTAAATACCAAAGTAAATGAAAGTATCATGCCTAATAGTTTACAACCTTTGGAATCTCTTAAAGTTAAAATAGGTCAGATTTTTAAGGATGGTTTATTTTTTTCATCGGCAACTCGTTGCAATGGAGGTTTCTTAGCAAATAAACATGCTTTTTATGGTACTGATGGACATTATGTTGATTCTCTCTATACTATTCTCATCAATGGTTCTGTTTACAAAATTGAACAACATCAAATTAAGATTATTGGTGGTGACTTGGTTTATATTAGCGTATCTGGCTTGCCCAGAACTCCAACTGCTAAAATAGTTAAGCATGTTGATGGTGAACCTGTTTTATTGTATACTGCAAATGAAAATGGAAGTAATGTTGAATTGGTTGCTATTGCTGGTAATGTATATAATAAAAATGAAACTGTTGGCGATGAAGATGAATTGTTAACAAATGTTTCAACTAAAGAAGGCAATTGTGGAGGTTTTTATATGTCAAAAAATGGTTTAATTGGTATTCATACTGCTGGTTCAAAAAACATCAATTATATGATTAATTTGAATTTTTATGAAGAAGAATTAAAACAAGTTATGCCTAATAAAAATTTTTATTAAAGACCTGCATACCATTCCCTAGGCAGGTCATTAAAAGAGCAACGCCTAAATCAAAAATAAAATTAGAATCTCAATTTTATGAACTGAAATTAAAAGTACCAACAAAATATTCAACACCTGAAATGATAGGACCTAATGGTGAGAAGAATTGGAACACAAGATTTATAGAATATTTCCATAATTCTCAACAACATCCTTTTGTAACACCTACTAAAGTAGAATTAAATTATATGTATCAATATATGGTCTCTAAATTATCAAATTATATAATTCCTACTAGTGTATATACAATAGAAGAAGTAATCTCAGGTATTCAAGGAATTAAAGATAGTTTAGTGGATAATACTTCACCAGGTTATCCTTTTAAATCAAATTATGATAAAAAGAAAAACTTTTTAGAAGATCCAATGTCTACTCTTATAATTGAATCTCAATGGAATGATTGGCTTTCTGACCAACCTTTCGTATATCCAAATACCATGTGTAGTAAAGACGAAATATTAAAAACAGAGAAATATAAAGAGCCAAAACCTTTTTATGTCGTTGATGTGGTAACAACTATTAATGGCAAAAGATTGGTGGACGATTTTAATGAACAATTAGGAAAGGTTCCTGGCTATTACAGAGGAAAAACAATGTACTGTGGCGGTTTAGATGAAACAATGTCGAGACACTTAAAGTATAAGCATCATCTTCCTCTAGATCATAAAAAGTATGATGCTCACAGACAACCATGGGTCAGTGAAATGATGGTTAAATTAAGATTTCATTTTATGAAAGAGGAATTTAAAAATTCTGAAACTTTAACTAGATTAATATCTTTTTATTCTTCACTAGACCAGTCTGAAACAATTGACTTAGATGGCAATTATCATAAAAGATATGGACAAATGTTGACTGGTAGTCCAGTCACTTTAGATGATAATACATTATCAAATGATATGATTTTTATCTTATCATGTTTACGAATTTTTGGAAAAGTACCCTCTCATGAAAAAGAACTTATGGGAGATGATACATGGGCGTCTTTGGATGACTATGTTGAACCTCAAAAATGGATAGATGCTTTTGATTCTATAGGTTATGAAGTAACTGGAGCAGATAAAACTGTGAATGGAATTTATCAACCTATAGAAGAATGCGAATTCTTAAAATCAACACCTGTTCGTTATGAGAATCATTGGATTCCTAAGTATAATAGTGATCGATTAACTGCTATTTTGTATTTTAGAAAAACTGATGATGGTACAATGGAACAAAAACTTAATTCTGTCCTTCAGATGTCTTATGGCTCTGATCTCTATAAACACCTTAGAGAAATTATTCCATATACTAGTTTTAGAAAAAATTTGATTTTTGATGACTTTCGTATTAGAAAGTTAGTTTTTGGCTATGAATCTGTGGGTGCGCGTAACAATATTACCACAGAAAATAAAATTATTATTAATAATAATAAAAAATATCAAACAATGGCTACAAATCAAATTGAAACTGAAATATTACCTGAAGAGACTTTTAATAATTTAATGTCTAATAAACAAGAAAAAGAAATAAACGCTGGACCTGCTGAAAATTTTTTGGCTAAAATGATACATCCACCAAGATCTCAAAAATTTGATGGTTTACCAACAAACGACACAAGATCTCAAGTAACTGTTGAGTATGTCCAACAAGAACTTAGTATTCAACCAGCTTTTATTAACGGTGCTGGTTCATTTATTCCTGTTGCAAATGCTACTAGAATGGCTTTTTTAAAACTTAACGGTTTAAGAGTTAATCATGTGGCTTTTGTTGTTGATGATAGAATAAATGTTGGAGACGGTAAATGGTATCAAGATGTTAGAAATACATCTATAAATAGATTGTATAATTTTGAAAGAAATTGGTCTAGTGATGTTCAATTGTCACGTAAAACCTATTCCTCACATACATCAACTTTAAATGCAACAGCATTTAATAATACTGGAATGGTTTCTGTAAATCAATTCAATCCTAGCATCTTATTTCAAGGCGTTTTATCAGAATTTGCAACTGAACAACTACAAGATTTTATAGGTTTTGCAAAAGACATGTTAAAATCTGGTCATTATAAACAAATTTCTGAAACAACTGAAATTGATAGTGATTTTGAGGAGCTTACAATTCAAAAGAGATCTAATAGTAAACCTCGAAAATCAGTTATTAAAAATGACAAATATGATGAACAAGTTGCAAAATGGCTTCAATTTCCGAAATTTGTTCGTGATGAAATTATGGACAAATTAGAAGTAAATAATTTAGATGTCGATCCTAATTCTAATATTCAAATTATTAATTTTGGTCAAATTGGTGGAGCTGCAGATATTGTTCCAGATGCTTCCCAGATCTTAACTCAATCAACTAGATCTTTTGGAAATCCAGCAAAGGAAGGAACATTTACAGTATATAGATTAAACACTGTAACACCTGCTTGGAAATCATCTAATCAACGAGCAACACCAACATCAGGTTTATATAGTTGTTATCTTAATATTAGAAAACCTGATGGATCAGTATTTGCATTAGCTTTGTATGATCAAACTAGCAATGCAACGACATCTACACTTTTAGACACAGCATGGACTAGTGACATGACTGTCTCTTGGACTTTGTATGAGGGTTTAACTTATAATAATCAAGCTGCACCTACTAATAATCAATCTTTATTAATTCATAAATTTTATGATGGTGCAGAATTACAACCTGCTTTGCAATCAGCTTTTGCTGGTATGGCAAGATTGGCTCCTAAACCCAATGTTATGTTAATGCAAAAATTAATGGATGCTTTTTACGATCAAAAAGATTCCATGCCAGCTCGTTTCAATTTTCTTGGAACGCTAGTTAAAACTGCTGGTAATTTATTTATGAAACATGCTCCAACTATTGCTTCCAAATTCTTAGGTGAATTTGGCAATGTTTCTAAAAATGGAAAAGGCAAAGAAAAAGAAGAGGCAAGTGAACTTTTGGATATGGCTGATTTACTTCTTAAACATCAAAAAGGCAAAGGTGGTAAAGCTGCTAAAACTGCTGCTAGAATTGAAAAACAGGCAATAAACCATCATGCTAAATCAGAAGTGAAACGTGAAAAACGTGTAGCTAAAAGAGCTGCTAAAAAAGAAGTTAAAAAAGAAATGACTTCTGGAGCTATTGTCACCAAAGCTCGCAATCCAAAAAAGAAATAAATTAAATATTTTTGTTTTTAACCAATTTTTACAAATAAAAATTGAAGTGACTTCAAACCCAAATCCTCTGTACGCAGGGGTCAGTTAACATCAACTGCTTGTTTATTTTTATATTATTTTTTCTTACGTAGAAAAGAAAAAATAATTAACTTAGATTTCCAATTAAAAAAGGGATTAATTTTAGGAAACTCCAACCAGAAATCTTTGTTCATATCACCGAATATAAAATCCTATATTCGAGACCATCAGGTCTTATTTTAGATTAGTTTGAAATTAAGATCTAGATGATTAAGGGATCATCCTTACTAACCCCAAG